GTAGAAATTACTCCTCCATAAAATGGTTCTACAGGTTCAAAAACATTCCATTCATATTTCCACTTAGATTCCTTTTTATCATAATCTTTTCTCCAATTCTTTCTTCAAATATTCTAAATAAGTATTCCATTCACCAATACAATGAATATACTCTTTACTTTTTAACATCTTTTTTCGCATATCCTGTTTAATATTAATTGCTCTATATTGCTTCTTTTTTTGAAGATATTTAAACAAAAAATCATTTGTAATTTGTGAGAGGGTTAATAACTTATCTTTAGGGACTGTGTCTGTTATTACTTTATATTCTCTTAAATCATCTTCACTTATTTCATATTTTGCTTTGGGTAAATTTTTAGTTGAGAAAGGACTAATGCCTGCGCCTGATGTTTTAGGCTTGAGATATTTAGCAATGAGATCAATATTTTTTGCATCAAATTTGAATTCGACTTCACCATCGGTATCATGAATATCTTTAATCGTTCCTTCTTTTTCAAGGTTTGAATATAAAACTTCATAATTTCTATCTTCTGGTACATTCAATTCTTTTGCAATCGCAATTAAAATATTATGTCCTCTTCCTAGAGATGGAATATATGCCATTAATGTAGAATGTCCATAATGTGTGATTTGAGAACCACCCATACAATCAATATAAATATCATTCTGTTCTAACATTCCATTTTCATCTCTAGGAAAATCATTTGTAATTTTATCAATCGCTGTTTTCAAGCGATATTTACCTTTAAATTTTATTAAATATGCCAATGAATTATTCCTCCTCATATTGATACTTTTTAGGTCTATTTGCTTGTGCATCTAATACAATTTTTAATGCATCTTCCCTATCAAGAAAAATAAGTTTATTGATATCATTATAAGAAAAAAGATAACGGTGCTTATCTCTCTTATCAGTTGCAGCAAAATATGTATCTCTAATAGATTGTACAACCAAATCACATACATCATATGTAACCGTATTGTGATGAATACGAGCATAATATACTTTTTCTTTTAGTTTTACTGGTTTGTCTTCCATAGAATTACCTTTCTTTCTCTGAGAGATTTTTGTACATTAATAATTCTCTGGTTACTACTTCCTCTGAATTCTAAATTCATATCTCTTAGTTCATCTACATATCTACCATCTATTAAGACATTACACATAGAAATAATATCTTGACGTAATTTAATCAGCCTATTTCTTTCAAAATTTACATCACCTGTTGTAACTGGATGAAAAATTGTTTCCCATGTATAACCTGTATACATCCAAAGTATCTTTTCTGGATGTATTTTTTTTATATTTTTAATTAAATCATATACTCCTTCAAGGTTCTCATCTGCTAAACATTCCCCTCCAAGAAAAGAAACTCTTTTAATGTATGGTTTCTCAATTAATTCAAGGAATTCGTTTTTTGCTTCTCTCGTCCATTCTTTTCCACCGTTAAAATCCCATGTATCTTGATTGAAACAGTTTTTACAGTGAAAGTGACATCCTTGAACAAAGAGGGCGACACCTACGCCCTCTCCGTTAGAGATGTCCATGCTTCTAATTTGTGAGTAACGCATTAATTATTCTCCTCGTATTCTAAGTCATCTAAGTGTTCGATGCGGTCGTGGATGTCTCCCAACCTACCTTGATTCCATCCATTTCTTGCAGTTCCTTTATAACCACAAGTTCTTCGTGTAATATCCATTGTCCTTACATCTCTGTTGCCACAATTAGGACATTCCCAAATTAATTTACCATCTTCATCAATAAGATTAATTTCTTTATCCCATCCACAATTCTGGCAGTAATCACTTTTTGTATTTAATTCAGCGTACATATTGTTGTTATAAATGAATTTAATTACTTCTAAGATCGCAGGAATATTATTCTCCATATTTGGACATTCAATGTATGAAATACTACCACCTGGACTTAGTTTTTGAAATTTTGCTTCAATACGAAGTTTTTCAAAAGCATCAATCTTTTCAAATACTGGAATATGATATGAATTTGTCACATAATTTCTATCTGTAATACCTTCAATCACTCCAAATCTTTCTTTAAGTTTATTTGCAAATTTTTCTGTTGTTGCTTCCAAAGGTGTTCCATATAAGCTATAATCAATATTTTCTTCTTTTCTCCACTGTTCGCATTTGTCATTTAATGCTTGCATAACTTCAAGTCCAAACTTTTCGCCAATTCCTTCATCAGAATGTGAATGTCCTGTCATGTATTTTACGCATTCATAAAGTCCTGCATATCCAAGAGATAAGGTAGAATAACCACCGAATAATAACTTATCAATAGTCTCTCCTTTTCCTAATCTTGCATATGCTCCATTCTGCCATAAGATTGGCGCAACATCAGACGAAACACCTCTTAATCTTTGATGTCTAATTTTCAATGCCTTATGACAAAGTTCTGTTCTTTCGTCAAAAATCTTCCAAAATTCTTCCATGTTGCCACTAGAAGATAATGCAATATCAGGAAGTGAAACTGTTACAACTCCACAATTGAAACGTCCGTAGAATTTCGGTTTATCATTTTCATCATGCCACACTGTTAAAGCCGATCTACATCCCATAACAGGATAACAATTACCGTCTTTCATTTCTTTCATAATCTTTTCTGAGATGTAATCTGGAACCATACGCTTAACTGTACACTGTGCGGCTAACTTTGTAAGATACCAATATTTATCACCTTCATGGATGTTATCTTTTTGAAGAACGTAGATTACCTTTGGAAATGCAGGTGTAATATAAACACCTTCTTCATTCTTTACTCCAAGTAAACTTTGGCGTAATTCTTCTTCAATTAGCATTGCTAAATCATCTTTTTCTCTTTCATTTTTTGCTTCATTAAGATACATAAACAATGTAATAAATGGTGCTTGCAACACCTTATCTCATATTTCTACAAAACCGTGGACTATATCTTCGTAGCTGGTATTTCGGCAATCTAATAAGATTGGTAAATTATTTTTTACATGGCGTATCAATAGCCATCCTACGATAATCACTCTCTTTTTATAAAGTAGGTTTTCTCTAGTCTCTACACGCATTTATAATATAATTATAAACTTTGCACGGTATTACCTTTATCTCACCATTTTCAGGTTTAGGTTCTCTTAGTCAGCTTATTCGTCTATGGTCTAAGTCCTATTATCGGTTTGCTCTCAATAGGAAGTCTTATTTCGCTGATACCGTTAGCACGCACTATTATGCGTACACCTCTGATTGAGTTAGCCAGCTTTTACAACAGCCAAGTTTACACCAACCGTTAGTTGTCATGAGGGTTGTGATCTGATACTGAATTGTCTGAATACCTTTTTCAATTTCTTTCTTTAAACGTTCTTCTGCAATTTCGTCAATTACATTTTCCAATTCTGTTTCATCAAGAATAGTATCTACAATATCAATTAACTCATGTTCTACTTCTTTTCTAATTTTTTGTCTTGAAATATCTACGAATGGAGCAAGATGAGCTAAAGAAATACTCTGTCCTCCATACTGACTTGAAGCTACTTGTGCAATAATCTGAGTCGCAACAGTACAAGCTGTAGAAAAACTATGTGGTTTTTCGATAAGAGTTTCAGAAATAACTGTTCCATTTTGAAGCATATCTTCCAAATTAATGAGACAACAATTAGTCATAGATTGAATCAAATAGTCTTTGTCATGTACATGAATAATCCCATCTACGTCAGCCTGTACAATTTCTGGCGGAAGAATATATCTTTTTGCTGCATCTGTACTAATAATTCCTGCAAGATAATCTCTTTGTGTTGTGTTCAATCTTGGATTTTTATTAGAATTTTCATTTTTCCAATAATTACTTAAACCTTGTAATAATTCATTTGTTTCTTTATCTATAGTATTTTTTTCTCTTTGAAATTCATGAATACTTCTATACCCCTCATATGCTTTTGCAGTAAGTCTCTGTTTTTTAGTAATTAATTTATCATAGACTAAACTTTCAATATCTGAAATATCTACTTCATCTGCATTTTCATTTTTAAATTCTTCTTCAATTTCTTTTGCAACACTTTCTGCAATTTTAGGTTTTACAATTCCTGAACCATTTTTCATCGATTTCATAATAGCGTTGTAAATTTTTTGCCCATCAAATTCGACTAAACTAGCATCTCTCTTAATTACTTTCAATATAATTCCTCCTATTTTACATATCAATATTTTCTTTTACAAAATCTACCACTTCTCCGTTTTCAATTACTGCCATCTCCTTTCTAATCCCATACATATAGATACAATCGCCTAGAGTTATATTCTCTAAAGCGATAATTCTTTCATAATTTGTTTTCATAAATAAAATCCTTTCTTACATATCTTTTATTTTAACTTTAAGTTCCTCTAAATTCTGATATTTTTCATTTTCATAGTTTTTATGATTTTTAAGAATTAAATGAATCTGTTTGCTGCAAATTAAGTCAAGAAGAACCTCTTTTTCTTCTTTTGTGAAATAAGATTTTGTTGATTTTTCAATAGATTCCTCTCTAAGTTTCACTGCCATAATTTATTCTCCATAATAATCTTCAATATAATAAATTGCATCCTGCATAGAATCTTTACTCTCAAAAACTTTGTCAATTTGTTCATATAACCAAGGATGAACAAAAGTATTATTCGTATTATCTAACTCTGGCAAAAATCCAATAATTGGTAAACCCAAAATATATGCATAAAAAATCTCTTCGATTGTTCCTACAGATGAATCGACATCTTTTAAATTTACTAATAAGATATCTGATGTTTTTAATTGATTTAACTCGTATCTCATGATTTCTTTCCCATCAGAATGTTCATTATAATTGTAATATCTCGTTGGATTGAAAATATTAAAATTAGAATTAGTTAACTGAAATTCTTTTTCTGTTTCTTTTCTCCAAGATTCAGCATAACCTTCTTCTTTTGTTCCTAAATAACATCCCATTGCACCAGACAAATATACTTTCTTTTTCATTCAGTCACCTCGTACTTTTCACAAATATTTTTAAAACATTGAAAATCATATGATGAACAGCTATGGATACCAACTGTAATATTTTTATTACAAATTGACATCATCCCTAATGCAGATTTAGCATCAATTGTATATCTTCCAACCATTGCATCTACATCAGAAATCACCATATTATTTAAATCATTTACAAAATTCTGCAAATCATTAATATTTGACAGATTGATTAAATACGTTTTCTTTAACATTTATTCTCCTTACTTCTTGATAAATACATCATAATAATCAACTCCATTCTTTGTTGTGAGTTCATGATGGTCTACGTAAATATCTATTTCGTTACCATTAATTCCTCCACCACAATCATCTGCATAGTATTCATTACCATTGATATATACTGTAGTGCCATATGGAATTACATCAGGGTCAACAGCGATTGTGTAATCACTATAACAAATATGTCCTGTACTGGTTAATCTTCCATATCCTTCGCTGCACTCATCACAGTTACAATAATATGTGATACGGAATCTGCCTAAATTTTCAAAAGGATTATTCTCTGATAAATATTCATCCCATACAAAACCTTTTGTACCATCTTTAAGCTTTACAATATCCCAACCACAAGATCCATCACCAATACGTTTTAATTTCGTACCGATTTGCACAGTTTTAATAACTTCACTATCTACAGATGGTGCTTTTCTAATATTTAATGTAACGGTAGTATACATTGTTTTTACATCACGTTTCGTTGAAAAAAGTTTTTCATCTTTCCCATTGAATACATTTAAATAACCATCATGATTGTTTTGAATTTTTACTGTTTTTACTTTAAAATATGTCTGAAAATTTAACGTCCCTGCCCTTACAGGGACGACACTGAGTACAGATGAGAAAGCTCCCACCATAAATAATTTTGTTAACTTGTTCATAAAACCTCCTATTTTTTTATTCTCCAATTATTTTGATAAAATCATCTTCTGATATGATTGGAATATTTAATTTCTTCGCTTTGGTATTTTTACTACTTGTGGAATTTACATCATTATTAATTAAGAAACTGGTATTGGATGAAATAGAACCAACAACTTTACCACCCAAAGATTCAATCTTTTCTTTTAACGCATCTCTATTTGTAAAATGATGTAATTTACCAGTGATTACAAAATTCTGACCTTTTAATTTATCTACATTGATATTATTCTCTATCTTTTTAAATCGGAAATGCCTTTCTAATTCAAGAAATTCTTTAACATTATCAGACCACCAATCAAATAAAGAACGAGCCATTTTATCTCCAAATCCTTCAATTTTAGTGAACTTATATGGAGATTTTCCCATAATTAATTTGAATTTTTCGATATCATAATCACAGAATTTTGCAATATCTTTACTGACTGTAGTACCAATGAGTGGAATCGATAGAGCTGAGATAAACTTATCTAATGTAATATCTTTTGATTTTTCTATATTCTCCATTAACTTCTTAGTAGATTTTGCGCCAAAACCTTCCATGCGAGAAATTTTATCTTGATATAAAGGTAAATGATAAATGTCTTCAACACATTGTAACCATCCTCTATCAATAAATTTCTGTAATGTTGCTTCTGACAAACTATCAATATTTAAAGCCTTTTTAGATACTGCATGACAAAGCTTTCCAAGGAGTTTACCTTTACAGTTAGGATTGGTACAAATAAGTACCTCGCTATTATTCTCTTTTTCAATTTTTGTAGGTGAACCACAAATAGGGCATTCGTTGGGGATTAAAATAAAATCAATATCTTTATACATCATGCATACCTCCAATGATATCCTCCGCATGTTTTTCTATCTCCTCTACAACACATCGTTATCTTACTCTGAGTAGTATTCTCGACTTTTCTTGAAGCTTCAGTTGCGCTTTCGTAAATTATTCCAGTTTCTATATTTATTACTGGACGCTTTCTTGAATCGGCTGCTTTTCTAGCATTTTCCTTACGCATTTTTAACATTTCTTCTGGATGATCCTCTTGCCATTTATGCATACTATGAGCACGTTTCTTCCCAATTTCTGGGTGATTTTTCATCCATTCCATTGATTTATCAATCATATTCCTAGAAACATCTCTGTAGCCACCAGCGTTTATGTTATATCCATTTTCTATATTTCTCGTATTATAGTAATTAATCCAATAATCCTCTCTTTCATATGCGTATTTTAACGTATACAATCCTTCTTCTAATATTTTATGTTCGAAACTGTCCCAACCATATTCTTGAATAGCCTCGTAAAACAATCTACACGACTTATACAAACTGGGACACCTCCATCTTCTCTCTGGAGGATTTTGATAAGTACATCCAATGTACTTTTTATTATTTTGTTTATTTACATGCATGTAAATATAAACATATTTTTCTTCGTATAGATTTTTACTTTGCAATTTTCACTCCACTTTCTACTTTTGGTATTATCATATTTCTTTTTGAAACAGTTATTTTTTGACCTACATATGGAATTCCTAAAGTTTCTTTTAATACTGTTATGTTACAGAGAGAAGCCCTATTCACAATAGTTCCATCAATTTCTACATCATTGAAAACTGCAACGGGAGTTAATGTACCACTCTTACCCATTGTCCATTCTATATTTTTAAGTGTGGTTGTTTTTTCTTCATCATAAAATTTGAATGCCAATGAATGTTTAGGATGATGACCCGTAAATCCAAGAGATTTTCCATATTCTACATTATTATAAGTAATTACAAGACCATCAATTGGATATGATTTTTCTTCCGCAATAGATTTTAATTCTTCAATTTTTGCATTAATATCATCTGTTTTACTGTTATATGTTACATAAGGAACTACTTCAAATCCAATACTCTGTGCGAAATTAAAACCTTCTATAAAATGAGTAAATCCAAATGGAATTTTCCATGCTACAAATCTCACATGACGTTCTTTTGCAATCTTATTATCTAATTGCCTTACTGAACCCGATGCTAAATTTCGTGCATTCTTATATTTATTCTCTTCTGATAGTTTAGAATTAATTAATTCAAAGTCATTCTTCGTGATAATTGCTTCGCCTTCAATTTCAAATCTATGAGTATTATTAATTTGAAGAGGTAGATTATCAAATACTTTTGCATTATGAGTAATCAGTTCACCTTCTTCACCATCACCCCTGGTTTCACTTTGAATCAACTCTCCATTTTCGTAAGTATTAAGGACGGTAAGCCCGTCCATTTTAAGAGAAATGATACAATCCTTACCGTTAGAAAATTTTATTAAATCATTAACTGATTTTGTTTTACCAAGAGATAACATAGGATGTGAATGTTTTACTTTTTCGAGCTGTGATTTAACTTCATATCCTACTGTTTGAGTTGGTGAATTTGAAAGAATAATTCCTGTTTCTTCTTCTAATTTTTGTAATTCATCAAAGAGATTATCATAATCATAATCAGAAATAATTGATTCTCCTCGATTATAATAAGCATCTCTATACTCATTTAGAAGCTTTGTTAATTGTTTTATTCTTTTTGTTTTATCCATCTTTTCTTCTTAATCTCCTATAAGTATCCAATACTTGTTTCATATAATTTTTCTTTTCTTTCTTTTTAATATAATATGGAATACCTAAAATATTGCAAATTTCATCCGTTCCCATATTCAAAGATATTTTTTCCCAACGTCTTTTAGACATAAAAATACCCGAATGACACCAGTGACCCTTTGTTGAATATCTAGGGGTGTGTTTACAATAATCACTCCATCTACCAATGACTCCATCTTCGTCTTTCAAACCAATATCAAGAACTGCTTTATCAGATTTCGTGTAGACAACTTCGTATTCTTTGTACAATTTTCTTATCCTTCCTCTCCTATAATTAACTTACTGTAAGGTAGCCCTTTAATCCATTTGCAAACATCTCTCCACTCATCTAATTTATGATTTTTGCGTTGCCTGTAAATATTCGCCAGTACTTCATAGTTCAGCATGACGTTACGAGTCTGGTTATACGAAGATGGTAATAGCTGAATCATCTGCCACCAGTAATCTTTATCTTTTGTTCTTATATAATCATTTCTATATCCATTTAACACATCAATTGTGTCTTTTAAGCATCGCTCAGAAATCCATCGAAAATGTTCAGTAGAGAAATCATCCACCGTAAACTCTTTCTCCGCAATCTTGTGCATAGTGCTGCAAGAGTTTGCAACTGTACCTACTTTGTATGTATCCGCTTCTTTCCACCAATACAGGGGAGCAGTAATCCTTACATATACTGGCATCATTCTCATATACTTTCGATGTTCTGTACCAGCGTTAGAAAGACGTTGCATCAGGGAGTGGTCGTTTTCTCCCAATAGAAAATTAATATCATATATCTCATCATATTTTGTGGTATCACTATCACTTTTCACCCATGAGTTCATAGGATTCCTCATTCCTTCGATTATGAATTCCATCTGCTCCGGACTTGCCAGAACTACATTTTCTAATTTAATCATGTTTATATCTCCTTATTTAAAATATTCTCCTTCGCAAAATTATAAACTGTCCAATAAAAATCATCTAATGTCCCATTATTCTCTATTACAAAATCATAATCATAGTCAAACACACCTGCATCTGCCATATTAGAAGTAATGGATTTAACATCATTCCTTTTTATCAGAATAGTTTTTGCACCAAAAGCTTTTTTTGCTTTTTCAATCTCTTTTGGCTCACGAATGTCTATTAATAATATTCTCTTTTCTTTATCTTCTTTAAATTGATCTACTGTGGTTTTTATTGCACGAAACGGCATATTATTGAATTTACTTGTTAAGATTTTTAAATCACTTAGAAATTTTCTTGACTTTTCATTTTTTGTTCCATCCCATCCACATTGCTTTGCAATATCTTTTACCTTATCAATGGATGAATATTTTAATGTAGGAACAAAATCATTTAGATATTCAGCAAAAGTATCTTTGCCTGACCTTGCCATACCATTTGTTATAAAAATATATTTTTTAATTGTAATCACCTTTCTTTAGTCATCATAATATGTAAATTTATCTCCACAACACATACATCTTACAGTTTGCACTTCCATAATCGAAGTAGGAATAAATTCATATATGAATTGTTCTCCTGCTGATGCGTTAGATGTACAGCCTTGCGCCCGATGATTTTCAATCCAATCATCAATTGATTTATCTGTTTTGAATTTCATATAACTATTCTCCATATACCCAATAAGGTTCTTCATCATCACAATCATTATTATCTAGCCAACCACCACATATAAACTCTTTTATACTTCTTACATTACACTATATATTGTATTATTAATCGTTTTATACACAATATATAGTAATATTTTTCTAATGAAATCCGTATTTCATTTAAGGAATATAGTCGCTTATGCAACTACATCCTCAATACTTTTTTCTCCAACTGGAAATACTTCTGGATCTTCGGCAGCCACAGACTCTACATTTCTCTTTAACTGTTCAAAATAGCTATCTTTTAACTCACTTGCAATTCCTCTTCTTCCTAATTTAAGTGCAACATATGGAGTAGAACCAATTCCACCAAACGGATCAAATACAATATCGTTTGGATTCGTCCATAATTCAATACATCTCTGAATTACTTCAAGTTGTAATGGACAAATATGTTTCTCATCCTGTTCAGACCTTGCTGATTTTCTCTGTAATGTATCACTCTGCCTAATATCCATCCATACAGGTGAAGCGTAATTTTGCCATACATTAACAGGAAATGATTCATTTGTATGTTCTACTCGTTCTGGATTATCACCAGGTTTTCTAACTGTAATCACATAATCTGGAAGTCCTTGACGGCTCATGCTGCTATCTTTCTTAATCTGTTTATGTAAAAGTCCAAGTGCTTTTGTTCTCTGCATTTCTGTAACAGGATTCTTCCAAATAGTTACTTTACTATGGTAGATGAATCCACAATCCTGAAAGATTTTAAGCATGAGCGCAGGAAAATCTTTTAATCCAATAACACCATCTCTTGATTTCATAAGAGGTAAATCCATACAGTGAAAACTCAGAAGTCGTCCAGGCATTGTAATTCTATATAATTCTTTTGCAAGATATTCAAAATGGTTGTAAAATTCTTCATCACCTTTACAGTTGCCCATATCTCTATCTGAATTAGAGTATACATATAATTGTGAAAATGGTGGTGAAAAGATAGTATAGTGGATGCTATTATCTGGAATCTCCTTAGTAATTTCTACACTATCTCCATGATAAAGTGCATATCTATTTGCTACTGCTTGATCAATTACATTCATCATTATTCGAATTCCTCCCAGTTTGGTAACTTCATTGTTGTATTTGCTTCATATGGTGTAGTAAGCCTACACGTTGATTTAAGCTCTTTTTTAGTAATCTCTTTAGTTAGATTAATCATTGCATCTCTCATAGTGATAAAATCCAACTGTTTTCTTTCAATATTCTCTTTTACACAACCTTCTTTTGCTGAAATAATTATATATACATTGACTTCTTGAGTCTGACCAAAACGCCAACATCTTCTTACGGCTTGATAATACTGTTCAAAACTATCCGAAAGACCAGTAAAAACAACATTGTGACAATTCTGCCAATTCATGCCATAACCTGCTAATTTTGGTTTACTGATAAGACATTTTAATGTTTTATCTGAGAATGATAACATTGTTTCACTCTTGTATTTATTCTTATCACTTCCTTGTACATTTTTACTTTCTTCAATCAACTCATTTAATCTATCTCCTTCTGCGTTTAAATCACACCAAACTAACCACTGTTCATCTGAACTATTTACCAATTCCGCAGCCTTTTGACATCTTAATTCAAGAGTTTCTTTTCTTGCGTTTCTACGTTCTGTTAATGTAAGTGATTCAGTGATTGGTTTATCTCCATCAACAACAATCTCATGAACATTCAGATTAGGTAATTCATAATCTGTGCCGTCATATCCTAAATTTGATGGATTATCAATAAATACAGACCAACTTGCCATCCATTGCCAAAATACATCTTTTGCATGACCTTTTAATCTCCACTTAGATGTTTGACCACCATCATGAACAAAGAACATTGATAACATTTCTGAACGTGTCATAACTCCACAAAATTCAGAATGATTTCCCAACTCCATATAATCATTTGGAGCAGGTGTTGCAGTACAAGCTAATTTATAGGGAACATTTTGAAAATTTTCGATAATAGAAGTCCTCACTTTACCAGTGTAGGATTTAAGAATTGAACTCTCGTCTAAGACTACTCCAACAAATTCATTTGCTACGAATTTATCTAATTTTTCATAGTTTGTAATGTTGATTCCATCAATACAATCTTCCTGTTTCTCACACACTTTTGCATTGTAATGGAATTTTTCAGCTTCTCTCTTTGTCTGATCCGCAACCGATAGAGGTGCAAGAATCAAAACTTTACCGCCTGTATGTAAATGTACTTGATGCGCCCATGATAATTGCATTAACGTTTTTCCCAAGCCACAAGATGCAAAAATACAAGCTCTACCTTTTGCTAACGCCCATCTTACTACATCCTTCTGGAAATCAAATAGCATTGGATTTAATTTATCTTTATCGATATTAAATCCACTACTTTCTAGAACGTAATCCTTTTGTTTTAGAAAATCTTCGTAATTCATTAAATCTCCTTTTCATCAAATTTATATTTCTCTATAAAATCTAATTCTCCGTTAGACTTTAATTTCTTATATGTAATAAGCCAGTATTCATATTTATCAAGAATTGATATTGTTTCCCATAATCTATAATCAAATGGACGTTTTGTTTCAATTTCTACAATTTTTTCACATTTATCTTTTAATGTTTTTAAACCTTTACTAGCTTTTAATCTTATCATATCTATAACATAACTAATACCAGAATCATATCTTGAATAAAAGTCCAACTCATCTCTATATATTTTAGATTTTATTTCATAATAACAACGTACTCTATAATATATATTCTCTATATTATTTCTAGATATTTCCTTGTATTTATTTAGAAAATTCAATTCTCCATTCTCTTGAAATCTTTTACACTCATCAATCCAATATTGTAATTTAACATTATTTTTATCAGTTAATCGCCACAATGCATAATCAAATGGATGATGTGTTTCTTCTATTAGAATCTCTTTACAAAATTGAAACAAATTATAAGCATATTTATTTGATTTGCGCTTATCTTCACTAAATGTTGATGTATTATCATATTGTCCTCTCAATGAAGATAATTCTCTATCGAATAATTCTGTTTTTGCATTATAATAACAACGCATCTTATAATAGGTATTCTCTAAATTACTTTTATGTATTGGTTCACACATATAATATTTTTTATATTGTTCTTTTGACAATAAACAATCACTTCCCTTTTTATAAAATATGTGGGTGAGGATTTTCACCTCACAGGTACATTATTGTACAGATCCTAGCCTACCGAGGATGAAGAACCACCGTACCCCAGGTTAACAGCCTAGTGCTATTCAATCGTATATTTCTATACATTTCTCGCTACTCGATACACAATTACTTGTGTCTACATATTCCACCACCACATAATTTAGAATTCTATTTATTCTCCTTATAATATGGACTTTTCTTCTCATATTCTTTCAGGTACTTTAACATCTCATCTTCTTCTGGAAAGAATGGGTCTAGTTTATGAATTGCAACATAATTTAGAAAGTTTATCATTAACTGACCAAATCTCCAATCTGGATAACATTGCATCCATATTCTTTCTAATTCTTTAATAAATTCTGGTATTCTATTCTTATCTCTCATATTGACCTCCTGATTGACGAAAGGAAAATTTCATTTTATATTACCATTCATTTTTGCCCTCAATAATGCTTGTAAATATTCTTTAGGATTATCTTTAGCAGCTTGGAATCCTGCTTTTTGTCTTCGAATATCATCAAGTACAATTTTATATTTAGGGCTATTACTTACTTCTTCTCTATATTTCTGCACTTCTTCACGGGTTACTATCTCTTTATCAACTAAAATTCTCAATACAACTTGTACGTCAATTGCTGTTTTAAGAATAGTTTCTTGTACTTGCAATTCGTGCAGAGCTTCTTCTGGTTTATAAAAATTATCATTGCTTACTGGCATTTATTTACCTCTTTTCTATATTAATTCTCATATATAATATCTGCGACAATTTCTATATCCTCATGTGAACTTTCTTCTGGATAGTCTCTTAAACATTCAATTACATATGAATCTTGAATAATTATTACATTTTTCTGGAATAATAGTTGTTCGCCTCTTTCATTGTATACTACATATAGTGTTTATTTTAATTTGCACACTATAATCACTTCATTTTTAACACGTCAATCTGGATTATTGTCTAGTACATATTCTGCTATTTTACTTAATCTCATATATCTTTTCCTTACATTATTTATTATTATCTCCATTTCCTTATGAAACAACGGTTTCATTTATTTACAATATCATACATTTCAAGTGACTTACTTGTCATAGTTGCTAATTCAACATCTGTTTCCAATAATTCATATAAAACACAAGGTAATTCATCAATTAAAATATGTTTTGGTTTTTCCTTCATATAAATAAATTCTTCAACAGTATATACTTTAATGTATTTTTCTGTTATACCTTCAAGAAAATGTTTTTGATTTTTTGTTCCTACTAAGATTGGATATCCTGTTTTAATCGCTTTATTAACAATAATTGTAGTTTTACCAGTTCCTCTAGGATTATTTAAAATTTCCATATGTATTTATTCTCCTCTCCTAATAACCTTTCACTTCTTCCAAAATACAAGAAATATCATTGTCTAATGTTCCATCATCATTGGTATGATTATCTACTACTTTAATTACATCCTTCTCGCCCAATATTTTCTCTTCGTCTTTACTGTAAATACTCGTTAACATACCATTTTTAATTAATTCATAAACTATATCCAGATAATCTCGCTTGTCACTATATTTACAATTAGGATTTTTATGTATTCGTGGGTCATCCCTACTCCAATCAAATACATCAAAGAAAATATTACTTACGAATAACATTTTTCGTCCTTTTACAACGCAAAGATAATAGCATTCTGCATCTGGTGGAATACCTTTGCATTTCTTGAATCCATATTTAATAAATTCTTTTACTTTTACTCTAGGAATTAACACTATTCAATTCTCCTTTAATACGTTCACTCTTTCTTTTACGTTTCTTATATAAATTAGTCAATTCTCGTTCTAAGTTTTTCTTTTCTATTGGATTCTTACAATATTTTATTCTCTTTTTAAGAGATGAAATTGTATCTTGTTTTGATTGGACTTCATTACAAATCTCATCCAGAACTTCACTAAGAGAAGGATATGTTCTCATTGATTCTAATAATTCTTTTAGTTTCATATCATAATCATCATAAAAAATACTATCTTGTTTTATCTTTTTCTTCTCCTTTTATATACAAATTTTATAATTGGGTTAATTGAAATTCTGCTTTCATTTAGTTACATTAATGCCATCCAAGTATTTCTCCTGTTATGACTTGTCCTAATACATTGTAAAAAAGCTTGTGGTTCAGCAAGTAATAAGCAACGCTTTTTTGCCCTAGTTATCAACGTATATAACATACAGTTATCCAATAGTTGATAATGTGTATTATCAATAATACCTATTACCGTTTTTCTACCTGCTCCTTGTAGTTTATGTACCGTCATAGCATAAGCAAGATCTAATGCGCTAAGCTCTTTTTTAATGTATTCAATTTGTTTATCCTTTCCGAAATTATCTTTATATGTCACAACACAATATTCTTCTTTTTTCTTGTTTTCATTTTCTCTTTCTCCAATATCTGTTATATAACCTATTTCTCCATTGAAAACATTTTTATCATAATCATTTATTGTTTGCATAACTTTTGCCCCAAGTTTAAATGTCACTTCAAAACCATCAATGCTTTTCAATTCTTCACCTAATATTTTTTCCTGGATAACTTTATTTATTTCTCGTGAACTATTAAGACATCCTTGTTTTCGAGGTACTGCAATAACGACATTATCAATACCATCCGTTTTAACTGATTGTAAAAATGTTTTAATTGCAATATTAAATAGTGATTGTCTATTTGTACGGAACATATAATACATATCATGTAATTCTCCATGAATAATTCTAGGTTGCAATGTTTCTGTAATGGGATTAATGTTTTCACGAATTTTATTAGCATCAACGAGGACTCCAGATTTTTCAGCTTGTCGCATCGGTTTTGTTAATTTACTTACAACCGAGTTATCAAATACTTCAATTAAATCTGAGAATATATTACCAAACCCTATTGGTGGTAGCTGTTTATGATCACCGCAAATTACAATTTTAGTATTATTATCAATTGCTTCTAACCAATTTAAAAACAAACTTGCATTGACCATACTTCCTTCATCCATGAACGCCACATTAGTAAGTAAATGATTATCTTTATTAAATGTAAACTTATTCAATCCAACACATCCTAATGTTCTATGTATTGTAGCGGCAGGAAAATCTGTTGCTTCTGTAATTCGTTGTGAAGCCATTGCTGATAAAGCGGATGCTGCTATATTTTTATTCGCCAATTGATATGCTTTTATAATTCCTCTCATAATTGACGATTTCCCCGTACCTGCTTTTCCTGTAATAAAGCTAACACTTCTTTGAAGTGATTGTCTGATTACATAATTTTGTTCAGTTGTATATTGGAAACCTTGTTCCTCTTCCGCTTGATTAATTGCATTGTCAACTACATCTTGAGGAACATCAAAAGTCAATGTATCTGCTTTTCTTTTTATAATATCAAATATTTTTAATTCAATATCATGATAATATTTTAGTCCTACACGTTCATTCTCAATATATAAAAATTCATCATTAGTTAATAACCAATCTATTTCATCTACACATTCAGGAACATTATTACTAATTGCAGACTTTAAAATAGATTCAGAACACCATGTATGACCATTACTTTCTCCAAGTTCTATAAAATAATATTTTACAAAAGCAACTAATCTATCTATAGAATCAATTTTGTCTGGATGTAATCTCAAAGCTAAGTCATCGACACGTTTGAACCCTAGTCCGTTAATTTTTGTTAAAATCCATGGATTTTTTTCAATTTCTTGCTTTAATAAGACAGGATTTGGTTCTTCTGTTAATAACTTTTTAATCATTGCATAAGTTACACCTAATGGTTTAAGCATTATAATAATATCCGAAATTAAATAGTTATTGATAATTTTTTCTTTAATCCTTTTCCATGTTAATTCTCTTACACCTTTTACTAAACTATAATCAATATCCTTTAAAGTTCCATTTGCAACATCATTTACTACATTTGGATAAGCATTTATTAACTTTTCAGCAATATTTTTAGAAATCATTGATTTTAAAAATAGCAACTGCATTTCTCTCGTTTGTGGGATAACCGCATAAATTGCAATCGGAGTGTACTGATCACCATATTTTTTGTCACGCTTATATTGCGCTTTAACGATATACTCTCCACCAACAACTAGATGTTGCATTTTACCTACTAACTTACTTATTTTTACATTCTTATCTGAATGGTTTTCTTTAAATGGATCAAATGTTTTAGATGGTTCTACAAAATATGGAATATCATCTTTTGTAGAGAAATTAAAACATCCCCATGTTGTTTCATCAGAATAATACGTTTCATTTATCACAAGTATATTAAACTGTAAAATATCATCTTCATTCATTTATACTTTCACCCCTTGTTTTCTCACATATTCTAACCATTTGTTGTATGGTTTTAATTTCTCTACAATTACTTTTTCTTCACTATCTTTCTTACAAAGAATTGCTACCTGTTGTCCTTTCTTTACAATGTCTTCATATTCTTTTAATTGGCTATGCCAAACAATTCCTTCTACCAGTCCAAAGCTTGAATAAATATTAATATACGCAAATTGTTTACCATTTTTATCTTTCTTTTTTTGAACTTTCGCTATAATACCAACCAATGTGCATTTTTCTCCATCAATAATATCTTCGAATGGTGTTAAAAATGTATACGCTGCGTCAAATGGATTGTCATTAATAAACACTTGCAATGTCTGAAATTCCCAAAATTGCTCATCTTCAAGATATTTTTTGTTATCATTAATATATTTTTTGAATCTATTTTTTTGAGTTTCATTAAACTGTTCTTTTTTTAACCTATTATATTCAAATAATAAAGCTTCTTTATCGTATACAATTCTCTTACCAGATTGAGAAATAATATAATTTTTTAAATTTATTCCCCAGTCTTCTTCAAGTTTTTTGTATGTTGGCAATGATTGTACGTCTGAAAATTTTAAAGGTTGATATTGAGATTTTAGATATGATATAAGTTTTTCTTTTTTATTTTTACATGGAATTGCCCCAGATTTAATTAACGCAATAACAGAAGCTTTGCCTAGAGACAGTCTTGTAAGCAAATCACTAAATGATTTATATATTCCATTATTCTCTCTTTCTTCAATAATTTGCTTAGAAAGTGATTCTCCAATACCACTGATTGCAGATAATCCAAATAATACTTTTCCATTATCGACTGTAAAATTCATTCCAGAATGATTTATATTTGGTGGTTTAACGCTTACTTTAAAATATTTTGCATCAAGAATATATTTGTTAATCGCACCTGCTTTATCTTTGTTTTGATTAAATAATGCTTTAAAAAAGTATGTAGGATAATGTGCTTTAAACCATGCAGTTTCAAAGCAAAGTACCGCATAACTATATGAATGACTTTTGTTAAAAAGATAGCCCCCTTTAGAAGAAAGTTCATCTGCAATTTTATTAGCAATTTCTTTTGAATAGCCATTGTCAACTATTTCATTTCTAAGAATTTCAGACTCTTTTTTAACTAATTCTACAATCTTCTTTCCAATCGCCTTACGGAACAAATCCGCACCGCCATATGTTCTTCCACCAAACTTTTTTACAATATCAAGTAATTGCTCCTGATAAATCATACAGTAATTTGTATCTTTAAGAATTTCGTCCATATCAGGATGAATTGATAGTGGTCTACTTCCTCCTGTAGCCATCTCAACATATTCATCAAGTGCGCCCATACTATCTGGTCTGTACAGTGCTAAAATAACAGAAATAACTTCAAAGTCTAATTGTTCTAATTTTGGTTTTAACCTAATAAGCAAGTCTTTCATTCCTGCTGATTCAACCTGAAATACTCCATTTGTTTTACCACTTGCTAGAAGTTCATATGTTAGTCGATCATTTTCAAACGCAGGATTGTTAATATCATAGTCCCAAGGATTTAAATGTAAGTCATCTTTAATCTCTTTTACAAGATTAAGAGTTGCTACGCCTAAAAGGTCAAATTTTACAATACCTATGTCTTCAATATAGTGTTTATCTGCTTGGATTACATGCTCACCATTTGTACCAATTTTCATTGGCATATAGTCATTGACAGATGTATCAACAATACCAATACCACCAGCATGAATAGATACTGTTTTTACACGACCACTTAAATGTTTCGCAATATCAAACAGTTCTGCATATTGTGGATTATCTATAAGCAATTTGGGATTTGTTTTCATACATTCGTCCCATTTATCAGATGTAAATTTTTGAGAAAGTTTTTGCATCTGGTTATATGGGAATCCAAGAATCTTACCTACATCAGTAATGGCTACTATTGGAGTAATATATGAATAGTTGATAATCTGACATACTCTATCTTCTCCATATTTATCTACAAGATATTTAATAATCGCATCTCTATCACCAACGTCTGTATCAATATCTGGAAGTCCTACACGTTCTGGATTTAAGAAACGCTCAAAAATTAACCCATATTTAATAGGATCAATATCTGTAATATGACAGCAATAACATACAAGAGAACCTGCGGCACTACCTCTACCTTTGCCAACTTCAATACCTAACTTTTCAGCAGCTTTAATAAAATCCCACACAAACAAGAAATATCCATCGAATCCCATTGAATGAATAACACCCATTTCATAGTTGAGTCTATTCTTTCTTATTTGTTGCGATTCTTCATCTAACTTGTCATACCCTCTATCTTTCCATCCTTGTTTTATTAAATGCCATAAAAATTCATTATTATCTTTATAACCATCTGGTAGTGGAAATGTTGGTAATTGAGGTTTTTGAAACGGCATATTAACTTCTTCAATTAAATCTGCCACCTTATTTGTATTTTCTAATCCAATACAAACATTTTCATACCCGATTTGACCATCCATACATTCATGAATTTCTTCTTCGGTCTGCATATAACAACCTTCATAGATTTCGCTATTCTCAATAGCATTTTTATCATTATTTGTACTTCTTCTACCAATTTGGATAAGTTTATCCTGATAATATAAATCTTCTTTTCTTGGGGCATGACTATCAGTTGTAATAATAAACGGAGTATTTGTTATTCTTGATAATTCTAAGATTTTTTGATTATATAGACACTGATCTTGATGACTATGAGATTGCATCTCAAGATAAAAATATGGGAAAATAGATTTATATTCATTTACATATTCAATACACTTTTTAAAATCTGATTCTCTTGCTAATTTACTTGCTAAACAAGCAGATGAAATAACAAAATTTTCTGCATAAGGTTTTAAATCTTCAATCGTACATCTTGGTTTAAAATAAAATCCTTCAAAATTACTTTTTGTAATAACTTTATTTAAATCTTTTCTTCCCTGTTCATTCTTGACAAGACAAATTAAATGAAAATATTTACTTTCTTTGTTTTTAATTGTAATGTCTTCACATTCATATAATTCACATCCATAAATCATTTTAATATCAGGATATTCTTTTTTAATAAGATCATAGTAAATAAATGCATAAGCATTTCCATGATTTGTGATTGCATATGCCTTTAATCCTATCTCTTTTGCTCTATCAAGCATTTCCTTTGGACTTCCATATCCATCAAGAAGTGAATAATAATCATGATTGTGTAATGCACTATACATATTTTTCTCCTACCAGTCGTCACCACTATCATCTTGACTAATTGTATTAATTACATTTACATCTTCGATAATAATTTGTGGTGTTCTAATACCGTTATATTCATTAATTGTTGGTTTTCCAACTATTGTAAATATAATCCCATCATTGTTATCCCATGCGTTTTGTAAAAAATCATATAATCTATTTCCTTCTTTACATTTAAACTGAACATATTTTATACCATTAATCATAAAGCTTATTGCATCTTCATTTTTGCCAAAGACTTCAAAACAATCTCTTGTTAATGAAATATTTTCTACCGCAATCATCGGTTCTTCAATTCCTTGACCAACAATATTTTCAAATTTTGATAATTCTACAATTAACGGAATTGTGACATGATTTATGTCTAAGATAAAATCAACTTTATATGTAGAATCATATTCAATATCTTTAAGAAGTATATTTAGCTGTTTCATGGCTTTCTCAATATTATCTAATGGTAAATCTACTATACCAAACGCATTTGGATGTCCTTTGCCTTGAATAATTTCTGTTGAATTAACAATATCTTTAAAACTATCAATAGGACTATGGTTTACGTTTCTTGCACTTCCACCATATACTGTGCTATCTGTTTTTTTATCATAGTATTTTTTTAGTAAAATACATGGTTTATTATATCGTTCTGCGATTTTAATAGCAGCTACACCAGTTAACCCACCGTCAAGATATTCTGTTGTATCAAGCATAATTACTTTATCTGTATCTGGTAGTTGGCTTACAATTTCAGAGATAATTTTTACACCTTTTTCTTTTAATTTGTCTTGTCTTGACTTTGCATTTTTACATAATCTTGCAGCCCTATCGTAAATATTCTCTTGAATAGTTTCCGCAGGTTTATTTTTTGTAGCACGTTTCTTATATTCAAAGACTTCATCTTGCTCGATAAATGCTTTAAATAATAGTTCTTTGTCTTCGAATGAACCAATACGAATCATTCCATTTAGAATTGGTGTAATATACCACTGGATATTGTGAATATTGATTTTGTCATTTATACTATAATCTTGTGATTTAATAAGTGCCTTAAAACATTTATTTGTAATATTTGACAACCCCACATCTGTTAAGTATCGTGTTTCAAATGATCTCATATCCATAACATCACTAATATTTGCTAAAGCACATAAATCCAAATAATCGTCTGCAAATTCATTCCAATTTTCAAAATCTAATGCTTGCAAAAATTTATAAACAACACCTGCTCCGCAAAAACTCTTATTAGTATAATTAGCACTCATTTGATTGTTTACAATTAATGCATAGGGATTTTTTTCTTCTGATTCATGATGGTCAAGAATTAAAATATCAATTCCATTTTCATTTAAAGTCTTACATTGTGTTACGTCATTTGTTCCTGCATCTGGGATAATAAGTAATTTTGTATCTTCTGGAACTGTAACATCATCATCAAGCCCATGAGACTTTGCCCTTTTGTGTAATATATATCCCACTGGATAATTATTATCCAATTGTTTTATATATGAATATATCATTGCAGCGGAACAATAACCATCTGGATCAGAGTCAACTAATATCTCTATTTTATTTCTATTTTCAAAATGTTTCATAAATAAATTAACTGCTTTGTCTATATTGTCTAACCTGGAATACGGAATAACTGCATCACTTTTTAAATTTAAATATTCATAGTAATTGTCAATTCCTCTATTTTTTAAAACTTCTTTTAATACATTAGAAGTATCATTTTTACTGTTTTCATATAATCTATATTTCAAATATACACCCTCTTATCTAAGTTTATATATATTATGTTCTACCATATAGTCCCAAATTTCAGGATTATCAGACGGTGATTCATGCTCATGTAAAAGTTTTTTTTCTTCATCAAACATATAGTACAAAGGCATACCATTCGGGAACCTTTCTGCTAATAATTCAAGTTCTTCTTTTGTTACATCTTCATCAAAACAAAATATAACTTCTACTCCAAGCCGTATTAACATATCTATTTGATATTGAGATAATTCTTTTCCACCTGTACCACCTGTATTTCTCACTCCATGACTCCACAGCTCAAGAACAAACTTCTCTGCTTCTCCTACATAAATACGTCCTGTTCTGTTTATATATGGAAGTGTTTTATTCAATCCATATATAATTTTTGATTTTGCACATGGTTCTAAATAAATGTATTTATTCATTCCATCAGGAACTTTTCTGTCAAAGTATCTTGCTTTAACTCCAACTAAATCCCCAATCTCTGAACGAATTGGAATTGTATACCTATTTGATTCCTCATCATATCCTATTTCAAACTCTTTTTGTGTTTGGTAATCTATATGGTCTTCATAAAATAAGTCATTTACATATGGCTTATAATATGACATAATTGATTCAGAAATTGGCATTAATGGTTTTTCTTTTTCTTCTGATATATTAGAGTCCATATCTTCTAACATTTTCAGTATTTTAAAACTATCTGGTATATCTTCATTAAAATCATGATAGTATGACATACCTATTTCTGAACATATTTCTTTCAATCCTTCTGGAAACGTAAGATTTTTAACATAACAAACTAAATCAATTAAATCAGTTTGTCTGTTTACTTTTATCATTTGTCGTGTTTTATTTAGACAAATAAGTGCTTCATTATTATATAAGATAATTGCATCTTTATTATCTCCATCTGGGTTTCCTGCCGTCCAATATGCTCCAACTGAATGATATTTGATATGGTGACAGCCAAGAGATTCTAATATCTGTTCAGAATAATTATTTTCAAAAATATAATTTTTTAATTCTTTTACATCCAAGCTGTCACCCTCCAATTAATCACTATTTCTTTGTTTTTTTATAATATATCCTATATTTCTCCAAACATTTAAGTTTAGATCAATTTCAAATAACATAATCTTGTCCTTACTTCCTGCTCTATTTTTATCTACTTTGATGCAAAAATACTGTTTACTCAAATCTAAATCCTCTGTTATTGGTTCACCCCATGAATCACCTTCTAATACAACTTGATATTTATGATATTCTTCTTTTGAAAGTTTTTTACCAATATTCAAGATATCAGCAACGTGTTTTATCTGTTTTGCGTTAGCGATATTATTACTACTTAAACTAAAAATATCCGTAAATACTGTATCATCACTAAGCTGAAATACTGCAAAACCACTCATACGAAGCTCTTTTGTAAGTTCTTTGAGTTTTGTTGCAAACTGCTTAATTTGTGACCAATCATCAGTGTTATAACCTTTAAGGGTATCATACCCATAGTATTTTATGTTTTGAACCATTTTTGCTTTTCTCAACTCAAACTCAATTCTCTCAGGACTATAATCATCTCCAACATCCTTAAACATGACTTTTCCTTTTTCGTTTGAGTCAATCCAGTCTGTAATTTTTTTTACATTCCAGTATTCTTCTGATGTATCTTTAATTCTCTGAATATAATCTTTATTGCTTTCTATGTACACACCACTATCATCAATTTTTCTTCGTAAAATGTTACCTTTTTTATCATGGTAAACACCTAATACAATTTCTTTTTCTGGCTTATTTATGTATACACCATGTAAATCTTGAAATTCTTTATTATTAATAACAGTCGTAATTAAACAACTTCTAAGATCTTCTTCATCCATTTCGTTGCTCATAAGAAAGAAATTTTCATTTTGGACAAGTGCAACATACGCTGCTAGTAATACAAGTTTTCTTGTCTTTCCTTCATTGGAAAGGAATCCTTCAAATAACACTTTTGTTTCTCTAAGTCCAAGAAAATATTCATTATACATATACCAAGGGAAAGGTAAACCGAAATTTGGTTTTTCAAGATATTTATCAATCTGAGATGAGTTTTTATCAGTAAGTTCTACTGCTTCTTCACCAGCATTAATTACTGTATTTATTTTATCTGCTTTTGTACGGATAATTCTATAAATATCATTCGGAGACATTTTATCAAAGTTTCTATGAGATAATAATTTTTCTACAGGAAACCCATTTCTACCATATTCTCTTACCAATGAATATTTCTTTACAGTATCAAAATAATTCTTTACATCATTTTCATCTGCAAGAGCCATGTATCTTTGAAGAGTTTTCCAACCTTTATATTGCTTATAAAGCTTTAGTCTTTCTTCATTTTGACTCATAAAAACATTCATTTTTGTTTCGTCTACAGTTTGCGAAAATGTAAGATAGTATGTTTCAAAACTGTCATAGAAAAACTTTGTTGCTTTATCCGAGAAATCATATTTGCTTCTCATAAAATTACTATAATTTACAACTAAGTCTGGAGAACGAAGAAGCGCACCAATGAAACATATTTCACTCTGGATATTACAATCTCTTAACTCATGTTCATTTTCCAATATGCTAACTCCTTATCCAAAAATATCATCTACTAAATCTGAAATATTATCTGTATTATTAGAATTACCTTTTTCTATATTTGTATAACCGATTGATTTACTAACAATATTTTGTGATTTCTCTATTTCTTTTTCAGATTCAAGTATTTTTTGTTTTTCTTTCCAACGTAAATAACTATCATATTTATTTACAAGAATTGCCAAATCATATGATGCAATATGTATTGGTTGAAATATTTGATCTGGGTGTTTTGATTTAAGTCTTTCATTTTGTTTGTGTAAGTAATCTAATTTTTTTTTCCACATATATAACAAATCACTTGCTGGGATAATAATTTGGCTATTTTGTGTTCCTTTTAAAATTGGAGCAAGATAGTTCACCCAGAATTTACTCTTACTACCCAAGATGCTTGAACCATATTCTTCTCGTAAAAATGCATTTAAATCCGTTTCATCAAATATTTGCTGAATGTTTTCACACGCTCTATTCGCTAATTTATCTAAATGTTTACTGTCAATATACTTTTGTTTTAATAGCATATCTATTTCAGAATTTGCATTTTTTACATATTCATCAATATTTTTTAGAGCAAATTGTCTTTTTTGACTACGGTGCTTTGTTCCATTACACCATTGTATAAAACAATCTTTATGATAAAATCTTCCATCGTAACGGACAATATTATCACTATTTTTACTTAGTTCTATTTCTTGTTTACATTCATGACATAATCTAATAATTTTATTCTTTTCAACAAAACATTTTTTATGAAAAAAATGATTGTCGAAAAATAAAATACTATCATCATTGTGTCCTCTATGAAGTTCAAATTGTTCTCTACAACAAAAACATTTTGGTGCCCTTTTTTTTATAACATCTTTATAATCAACTCTCATATAATACCTTCAAACACTACCCAGTTTATATAACCAGGTAGTGAATATTTTTTTAATTACTCAAACATTTCTAATACTTTTTTTAGAATCTCAACATCAGTAACATTTTTGTATGCTGTAGGAAGACCTGCTGCTTCAAGTTTTTCTTTCATCGCTCTTTTCTCCATTGGTGGGAGCGCATTTCTTTTAGCAATAATTTCCTTCTTAATCTCTTCAATATCTGTACCATTAGTAGCGTTTTCATTCGTAGTTGCTAAATCACCATTCAGCGATTTATGAAGTTCCATTGCTTCTTTTTCATACATCTCTTGTTCTGTTTCAACGGCTTTATCCAAGTCATTTTTCAACACAAATTCTTTTCTATCAACATTTTTATCAATAACTGTCTGCCAATCAAGAAGAGTTGGATCTTCGAGAATATCCCCTGCTCTATGTACCTTAGTTCTGTCTTTAACAACCTCTGCACAAATCTGACCTGTTTCAGAATCCTGATACATATGAAGAATAGTTTTTACATTATAATCAAGTCCCTTAAAACTATCATGTACCTTTCTTCCTGTAGATACTGATACTTGCTGACCATTTTTATCCATTCTCTGTACTGTTTCATCTTTCTCTCTCGCAGTAAGAACTACATTAATACCAATAGCCATTAAATCTAGCACAAGATTTTGACCAGAGTAATTTAGTTTTTTGTAATCCTTAAATTCAAGATCTGCACCCTGAATTTTTACGAATCTCTCAGCTCCCACTAATCCATCTTTATCAGCTTTAATTGTATTTCTTTTTTTAGATAATTCTAACAATCCTTGCTCACTCGTTAAACGGAAAATTGTTGTACCATCAATGAGGATTGCATCTGGAAAGAAATCTTTCCCATCAGCATCTAAAATAGGATCGTCTGTTTCATTTCCATCTTCGTCAAATTCATAAAAGGTTTCATGATTTTTAATCTTATCAAGAATCGTGGTAAGTTCCTGTAGACTTTGTGTATAGAAAATATGAATATTTCTTGTATCAATACCTCTATCTTCTAATTCATCTACCGCATCATCAACACCACCACCTTCTGCATCTATAACAGCAACTCTAAATGGTTTGCCATCATTTCTTTTAAAATCCGCAAGCTGTAATCCAAGTGTTGTTTTCCCACTGAATGTTGCACCATATAATAAAGTTACCAGTTTTGTTTGAATTTTGTTTGCTGCTCTTGTTTTCAATAGTTTGTCCTCCAATTATATGTAATTATTATTTTTATATTAGGAACGCCATTTCTGACGTTCCATTACTACTCATGAATTAAATGCTAATTAATCCCAAGCATCATCATCTCCATCATCGAGACTATCTACATTTCCCCAATCATCAGATGTTGCTCCAAAACTTTCTTCTGCCTTGTTAGCATTTCTAATTTTTGCGATTGCTTCCATAACATTCTCTTCTGTATAGATTTCTTTGTCGATTGAAGAACCTTTTGCGCCAGTAATAATAAATTCACGTTTTGTTGGTGCAGATACTTTCTCAATCTTATCTTCCTCTCCCCACTCATCATCGTTTTCTACTGTTTCAATCTGGGTAGCAGAAACCATATGCCCACTAACTTTGATTGCATTATATGGTTTCAATGATTTTCTAAATTTATTTGCAAGAGAAGTATCTTCAATAATAAACTCTACATCTTCAATATTGTTATATGTAACAATTTTTGCCAATACAACGAATCTTCCTGTAGGTTTATCATTATCTGATTTTTCCTGTTCAATTCCCATGAAAATGATTACCTGATTAAAGTCATTCTGTTTTTCAAACTTTTCATCATTGAAGTTAATATCTGCACATAATGAAACTTGATTTGGAATTAATTTTGTAAATGTCTTTTTATTTCCACCATTATCAACAAAACTACTATAATCAATGTTTCCTTTGATAAATACACTTTTTCCATCTTTCAGGTTATCTTTAATTTCCTTACAAGCATCAAAGTCTGTCAGAATTTTTTTATCATTTACTGTTTTACCTTCTGGGCTAATTTTCTTTTTAACTCCAATGTTTTTACCAATAAGTTTGAATCCTTCACGATTATAGGTAAATCTATCGACCCAAGGAACTTTTACTGTTTCTGGTTTATCACCTTTCTTTTCTGCTCTCTTAGAAAAATAAACACTCTCCTGTTCCATACCTTGAAGATTAATATATAATGTTTTACCATCTTCATAAGTTGCTCCGAAATTAAGCATTCTCATTTCTCGATTACTCTTAGTTCTAATTTCCTTATATGCTTTATCCTTCTCCATTCCAGTAACAATTGCTTTTAACTGAAATACTCCTTTTGTTTCTGGTAAATCAAATAATCTTCCTTTTTTCTTTGTGTCTGACATTTAAATGTCCTCCTTGTATAATTATTTTTTGTAACTCTGCAATGTTATAGAAACATATCAACATTTATGATAAACGCCCTATCAGACGGAACATGGAATTAAATCTATAAGATAAATTCTATGTTAACAGTGGTTTATGGGTATAAAATCCCAAGGGTATGCTGCTAACCACCCATATTTTATTTCTCTATTCAGTTTTAATTTATTTGGAATAGTGGCTTGAATTAGCAGTTAGATTCAAATACTACATAAGCAAGTCTTTTTGTATCGAAATATTTATTTGATATTACACAACTTAAATGTATCATATCATATTCAAGATTAGATATTTTACAATTTGACTGTATTGTATTTCCTGGCATTCCTTTTGAATAAAATAAAACGCTTTTACCATCATATTCTATATATGCTTTACAATATGTGTTCCAATCAATGACCTCTATGATTCTTGATTGATGATCTCTAATGTTATTCTCTTTATCAATACTTAGATTCGTTTCAATTACTTGCATAACATTTATTCACCCTCTTATTATTTCTTCCATGAAATTTGGATTTTAATTTTCTTCCTGTCTACCTGACCAATTACATTGAGTACATAAGTCATAAAGTTCATTACTATGGTCTTCAAGATATTTCATAATATCTTTAACAATATCAATGTCGCAAATACCAATTACCCCTTTTTGCTTTTTATTATTAATATATATTCCTTCTAAGCAATCATATTTTATTGGAATATCAAAGACCTCATCAAAGTTTCCTTCACTAAGCGATACTGTAATTCCATTTGGTTTAACTACAACTTTTACATTATGAGATTTGTCATATTTCATAATTTTAGCAATATCTTCTATTACGTTAATCATTTATTCTCCTTTTCATTATCCTCGTTTACAATTTTATCAATTTGATTTATAATGTAATCAACTACATCTTTACCAGTTTTGCCAACTGCTTGAATATTATCTGTAGTTACGTTTTCTAGCACAAGCATTGTATACATGGTATCTTTTGATGGAACTACCGCAAAAAGTAATCCACTGACGACAAACCAAATAATTGATTTCTTCAAATATTTTTTACAAGTAATAATAATGCTATCATCTTCCCAGTCCATTAAAAACAAAATCCACGCAATTCCTAATCCAATTATTACAAATCCAAGTACAATTAATGCAATATTGATTATTACTTGAAACTTGTTAATTAAATCAATTAAATAAATCACCCAAGGACTAATAATCGGTTTCATTTTCTCACCTCCTACCTATTTGAAACGAAAGTTTCATTTATAAATTCTCTAACTTTTTTAACTCTTTTTGAGCATTTTCGATAGTTTCTTTAAGATTCTTAATCTTATATTCTCTTTCTGCTAATAACTTCTTTTCATTTTCTTCTTTATCATTCGCATAAAACTTATCTTCAAAGTCCCAAAAATCATGTTCATCTCCACTCCATGAATGTTCCGATACAAAAAAACTTTTTCTTACCATAATCCAAGGAGCATCCCAATCACATCCATGACCACAACAATGTTTATCTTTTCTATAATCTTTATCCCAAGGACTACATTTACAATATCCCCAATTACGTTCAACATAACCAAATGTAATTTCATATTCGAAATCTGGTTTTAGATTTCCCCATCCATCACTACCATTATAAATAATTACATTCACTTTACAGATATAATAATCACTATCATGAATCACAATGTCATAATCGTCACAATTTCTTAAATCTGAACAAAATTCATCATAACATCTGTAGTTTTTCGTTAAATCTTCCCATAAACTAGATACTAAAAATGGAATATTAAACTTTTCATCATATGATTCTTTACATTCATTTTCGTATTTTAATGCATCAATCAACTGTTCTATGAATTTTTGAATTGTAATATTGTCACTATACTTCATATGTATACATTCTCCCTTCAATATCCTCTCATCTCGAATAATTTTTCTTCATATGAGATACACTCATATCTTTTACAATTATCTACTGTGCATTGAAATTCTCCACACCAAGGACTTCCATCCCCCATATGATCGCATGGACAATTATAATCTTTTTTGCAATATTCACAATTTGTATATTTCTCACATGCCATTTATTTATTCTCCATTCCACTTTTCAAATCTATATTTCTGTTTAATCTCAGGATATTTCTTATGATCTACTTCGCTCATGAACATCTTATAAGGTCTTACATAAATTTCAAACTGTCCATACAATGCTTGATACACAACCATATATTCGTCTTTCTCTGTATGCTTTGCAATACATAAGATTTTATAAAGATATTCATTTGGTGAATTTACTGTATTTGTTATTTCTCTTTTAAAATGCTGAACAATATCACCTTGATTAAAACTATTTCGATAACTCATATCAAGCCTACCGTATTGTTCAAGAAGTTCTTTCATATAATTTTTCTTCGCCACTAATAATTTCTCCTTTATGATAATTTATTTACAAGAACATTTAACGCTTTAATAACTTCAATATTTTCTTGAATATATTGGGGTTAGAACATTTTTCACCATTCATCGCCATCCTTTACAAATTCAAATTCTCCATTTGTGTATGAATTTAACTTCCACCCTTTTACAGTTTCAAATCTCTTAATATAATTTGGATGTCCATGTTTCTTTAACATCTTTTTATTAATTCTCTTCTTTTTATGCCATCTACATGGAATAAGTTTTAAAACTTGAATATCATATTTATCAGGAATCTTAGACTCATCCACACCAAAAACTTTAAGTATCTTTTTATAATCAATAGGTTCTGATGTATTAATACAAAATGATCCATCATATGTATCTAATCGTGATTTATATTTTGTATTGTATTCATATTTTAAATCATCATCTTGAATATCATTAATTTGCATAATCGGTTTATCACCACTCATTAAATACATTTTCTTAATCTCTTTATTATCTTCTCCCATTTTTATTCTCCATGAAATTCAGAATTTATTTATTCTTATCCTTTAATTTTCTTTATGATATTCTCTATCTAGCCAATGAATACAATTCTCAATTGCATCTTCTTCGTTTCTAAATATAAATCCACTAGGACTACGCCAAACTTCTGATTTATTAATCATAGTTCTATGAACTAAATACGGGGCAATTTCTTCAAGTGACATTACTCTAAGTCTATCTATATTTCTCATAATTCACCACCTCGCATATTAGTTTCTATATCTTGCCATTTTTGTATTTCATCTAGTTTTGCCATTATTAAAATTTTTACTTCCATATTTGCCATATTTATTCCCCTTTCTTTTTTATTTGAATATGTAGGTAGGGAATCGAACCCTACCATTCTATATTTCTCCATATAGAATCACACCATGTCTACACTATTTATTTCTCTGTTGCATCAACTACAGTATTTCCTGCACCTTGTACAGTAACCCAACCATTTTTATAATGTGCTTCTGCTTCTTTCATTCTGATTAACTTATCAGTAATAGAAGCACTTAATTCTTTATTTGCTTTCGCCTGAGATTCTGATGCAATTCTTGTTTTCTCAGCATCAGCTTTTGCTTTTGTAATTTCAATATTTGCATCTGCCTCTGCCTGTAATTTTTCTGTTTGTTTTTGTACTTTTATTTTCTCCTGTTCAGCTTGAGCCTGCTGTTTTTCCTGTAATGCAGTAACACGATTGTCAATTGCTTTTTTCAGCTTTTTATCTGGGTGAACATCAATAATAGATGCATCGAGAACTTCAATGCCATATTTCTTAGAAAAATCTTTATTTAAATAGTCTGTAATAGCTTCGTTAAGTTTAGTGCGATTACCAGAATAAATATCCATCATAGAATAATCAGTTGTAATTTCAGAAATTTTAGATTTTAAAACTGTCTTTACGCGATTTTCAACAATATCTTCACCATCCATACCTTTGAATTTTTTATATGTATCAATTACTTGGTCTTCAATATATCGGTATGTCATCTGAAAACTAATTGCAATACTCGCATCATCAGATGTAGCAACTTTAAATGAATCATCTCCTTCAGAACCTTCTCTTTTATCTTTTGATAATACAAGAATTTCATTACTTGTTGAAAACTCTTTCATATATTCCATTGGTGGAATAAAATGTGCGCCTGGTTTTAATAACTCATCCTTTACCCCTCTAGCATAGGTATACGTGATCCCGACTTTACCAGTACCAATAATTTTAATATGAGAAATTGTAAAAATTCCTCCGATTACTGCACATACAATTACTAATCCTGCTACTACTTTACTTTTTACTGATTTTTTCTTCATTCTTTATCCTCTTTCTTTTTATTCTCTTTTTCGTTTTCATAATCATCGTCTTGACGATTAATATGCATTTCAATTTTATGGATTACTAACCAACCAATTGAAAATAAGATAAGTGCGCCAATTGCAAAACCAACAGCACTTAGTAAAAATATCACCCACATATATTCATCACCACCTTTCTAATATCACATTATCTTGTATCATCTGGGATTATTATTTCAACCATTGTATCTTTCTCTAATTCAGTTTCTTCCATCCACGATACTTTAATACCTCGATTCTTAATCTCAATATCATTGAACATCTCCTGAGAACAAAATCTTGGATTTAGCTGAATTTCCTTAATTTGTACCATTTCTACTACATTTTCGTCCATTTTTACTCCTATGAAATCAGAGTTTCATTTGTTACATAATCCTCTTCTTCAAACTGAATTCTACCTTCTTCATAGTCTTTTGATACTACAACATAATATTCTTTATCTTTTGCATGACGATACATATGTACCATAGTGTTACCAGAACCTGCATAATAAGCATATTCTTCTGGATTTTCTCTAAAGTATTGAACTCCTCTTTGAATCCATTCATTAATTCTTTCATCTGGAATTTCGACAGCAACAAAATCTTTACTATATAGCGTGAAATGAGTTGGATAGTTAACATTCGAAGCACAAATATCAATAGAATCATCTCCAAATTCTTCAATGTCTATCTCATAATCGCAACATGGACAGTTCACAAATTGTAATCCTAACCATCCTGTATGAGTATCTTCTCTTGACACTTCAAGAACTGATCCGCAATTTTCACATTTTATTTTTACTTTTTCTACTTTTCGCTTAGTTTGATCTGGTAATTGATATGTATTTCTCTGTGTATTCTTATAATTATTTTGAATTACTTTCATATTCTATTCTTCTCCTATATAAATCCATTTTAATTTATCATAGCTATCTACATTATCAAATGGGAAATAAATCATACATGGATATTTGTCTGGTATATTGGTAAATTCTCCACCACGTTCATAATATTCTCTAATCGTTTCTAAAATTTCTCCTGTATCTTCATTTACCTTTGGAGTAAATCCAAAATATTCTTTACAGTACTCAGGACAGTTAAAATATTGTTGAACCATTTCTATGAAGTTAATCATTTCACTTTTATCATAAATGAGATTGAGATATTCTATTGGATTATATGCGTCACAATTAGCAACATAATGTGTGGGAATTTTAATAGACGAATCTTCAAGACTTGTTCTTAATAGACAAAAATCAAATGGATGACTTGTTTCACAATGCTTGCATTTATAACAATTATGTTCAAATTCATTATAATTGTGTACCCCTGTGTCTACAAATTTAACATAGCTATCATTATCACCAGAAATACAACGATGTGCTAATCTAAATGAACCATCATCATTTTTTACTATATCTTTGTATTTGTTTAACAGAAAAGATATATTATTTTCTCTTATCGAATTCATGCAGCTTCATCCTCTTTGCGTAAGCCAATCAATTTTTCAAACATATACAATCCACCACATGCTGCATTGAGGGCATCATTTCCTTCATTTTTAGCAATATCACAAAAAACATTTCTAGCAGCTATACCACTATTGTAATAAAATTTAGGATTATGTTCATATGTTTTAACTCGATTTAATACCTCATCAAACGGAATATCAAAATTTGTGTTAGGCTTATCAGACATAATCCTGTCTATTTCTCTACACATTTGTTCATAAGAAATTACTGGACTCATAATACCGTTTCTCCTTTCCATGAAATTCTTTTCTTTTATATTAATATAGATAAATACAAATCTGACATTTAATTATTCTCTCTTTCTAACATGAAATAACAATTTTAATATGTATTACCCTCTATATTTTCAAAGCAAAAATTATGCATTGCTTTTTCAAATTTATTAAAGAAACATTTAAGTAACAAATATTCTTCTTTTGATAAATATATCTCCATTACAATATTATTTTCACAATCTGTTATACGATATTTTGATTTGTAAGTTTGCATCTTATCACTCCTTTTATTTTAGTTTGAAATGTACGTTTCATACTTTACAATTTATCCATCAAATTATTAAACTCATCTGAATGTTGGATTTCTACTAATGGACACCAATCTGGCTTAGAACGCAATTCGCAATATTCATTAACTTCCATATGTTCAATTCCACAAAAATTATCGCCACAAATTTTATAACGATTATCATATGAAGACTCATGACAAAATTTACATTCAAAACAAGTTGTAGGCATATCTATAACTATTGCACCTTTTTTACTCATAATATGTATCATCCTTTTCACAATAAAACCCATCTTTCATCTTATTTGAACTCATAACATTCTTTCTTTGAATCAAAAAAATTTAATCACATCTTCAACTTTAGGATACCTAATTTCACCATTTTTACATTTTACATAAAAGAACTCATCAAAATTTGATACACTAATTATTCTTCCGTGTAATACAGGTTCTATTCCTCGTTGTGTGAAAGCAATCCATTTATTTATATATTTTTTGAAGATTTATATGCACAACATATCCATTCTGATTAAGAAAATTAATAGCTGCTATAATTTGTTCTGTATTATTCATATTCTCCATCACCACTAAACTCAAACATTCTTAAAATAGTCTTATGTTCTTCAATGAAATTTCTAACTAACTCAATACTTTCCAAAACATTTATTGAATGATATTCACATTCCTTTACTTTAAATGAAAATTCACCATTAAAAACTTTAATTGAAAAACAAATATTTTCTATTGTTTCAAAATACATTACTATACCCGATTTACTGATTTTAACATATTCAAGATTAGAATTTCCTTTTAATTGTTCATTTAACTCATTCCATATACTACTTATATGACATACCATATTCACCTCAAAAATAATTCTTAATTATCATATTTACCGTCCAGAATATTGAAAATGCAATTGCTTCTCCTATGAAAAATTTCAAAACAGCTAATAAAATTAACCATATTGTTAATTCTCCGTTCCCATATAAAGTTATACATTTTGCAATCTGACCTAAGAAAAATGTCCAGAGTCCCAAATAGAGACTCAAAATATTCCCTGATACAAATAATAAATGTCCTACTATCTTTTTAATTGATTTCTTCATTTCTTTTCCTTATTTCTTATTCTCTTTGCGTTTTCTAACATCAATTCGTTTAATGTTATCTCTGCTGCATTATATAAATGACTTAATTCAGATAAATTATTTGTAGTACATATTTCACTAATGCATTTTCTTAATCTATCTGCATCATTGATAATATGCTGATAATCACTCAAAATCATCACATCCTTTCTAAAACCAATCAAGAATCATCATTTTTCCAATAGTATTCCCTATTCTTATAATCATTTTACATACAGGAATTGCAATGATGCATTTTGCAATCGCTAGAATCATAAGTCTTATGCTAAAGGAATTAATACAGGCGATGATTGGATCTAAAAATAAAAACCATCCACCAAGAATAACACCTACTATAAAACTAATCACAATAATCAAAACTCCTATTGAAGTTTTAATCAATCCTTTCAATCCTCCCACCTCGTCTTTTACACTTCTTCATCTTGTGGCATCTGGAAATCAATATGACAATTAATACAAGATTCTTGAATCATATCTAACACTTTAATTGCTTTTTCTTTACTTGTGTAATGTCCTAATCTTACAGAACTGTTTGCATATGAGATTTTAATATCATTTACCCCACTCACAATAATTGTTTTACCTACAATATCTACTAATTTTGTTCTATCTTGACTTCTTATTAACATATTCTCTTTCTCCTTTGAAATGCCAATTTCTTCTACTCGCTCAATTTCTTACCACACATAGGGCAATAATTAATTTTAACAACCAATCCATTTGAATCATATCCATGAATATCATATCCGTATGCAATAAGTTTTCTAGGATATTGAATTGCTATACCATAATCATCAGTTTCGCCTATTACAAGTGGAATACCTTTATCACAATATTTGCATTTACTCATTTTTTCATCCTTTATAATTCAATACTTGCTTTTTCCAAAATACATTTTCATCATTGAGTTACTTTTTAAATCCAGAACAATACTCAAAAGCATCATCATTGAATACAATAACTTCTTTATCGCTCATACCACAAAATTCCATTTCATATTTTCTGATATAATTATCCATAGATCTCTGATGCATTTCACCAAAAAATGGATAAGGAAATGTACTCACTTCATGATTTTTGACTTTATCATAATCAATTCCTTTTGACACACTGATATGTTTATTGAATGCTTCTTCATTAATTCTTACCCAATCTATAATTGAGTTCATATTGAATGTGTAAGATGTTTCAGATCCTCTAGTATACGAAACAAAATCAATTACCAAATCAGTCCAAGGATCTTTTTTGCTTCTGAATATCATTCCTGTTTTATATTTCTCTTTATAGTTTTTCATTTACCCCTCTCATATTTCATTCTTCTCTCTACTTCTTTATCATTTTCCTTATCATTGAAATACTTGTATGCTAACATCATGGGATAATCAGAGTCTTTAGCCCTTGGATATAACATATACTCACACCAATTAACTTCTCCATCATCATTCGTCCAACTTGGATTTTCAAATAAATTATCAAAAACATTTTGCCATGAATACTTTTCATTCTGCACAGAACGGTCTTTAATAACAGTAGTCTTATCATACCCACTGATTTTTACAAGAATATGATCAATCATGACTCTTTTACCTAATCGTACAAGCCATTTCATGAATTCTCTGTACGTCTGATTAAATTCTCTATCTCTTAATGCAGCATCTACGACTAAGATGTATTCATCTTGTGTACGCAACATTCCCCTATTTCTTGTTCTGTTACCATACCGATTAGTTAAATTATTTGTTCTTTCTCCAAATTCATCACAAGAACTAGAACTGTTATGACCATTTTTCTGAATCACATATACATTCATATCTCTTTCTGAACCAGAAACAATTGGTAAATGCGCTAATACGGTATCAAGAATGTATCGTTTCTGGGCTTGTGTGCGCCCTATGGGAGATACTGTTATTGTTCCCGTTATGTAAGTCCAGTAACTCATTTATTTCACCTTTTCTCTTAAAATATTATAAATATAAATTATTTTTGAGTGCATACATCCATCCAAAATCTTTGATATCATCTGCACAATGGATACCACTTGGACAAATTACATCAATATCATCGTCATCAAGATTAATGCCATCAAAGTCATCATAATATTCTCTTTCATGTGTATTTAAATTACATTTGTATTTTGTATAACCAACATTCGCCATTTCTCGCAAAACAAATAAGTCCACAGCACGTTCAGAATCTTTTTGAATTAAAGTATAAAATTCTTCATCATCAATAGATTTCTTTTCCTTTGTCTTTTTATCAGCAAGTGGTTTATTATCTTTAATAAACTTCCACGCATCGTAACTGCTTGTTGTCCCTTCATAATCAATACACAATATTTCACATATCCATTTAATACAATTATATTGTTTATCAGACATCTGTTTTTCACTCATATGTATTCTCCTTTCTCTGAAAGCAAGATTTCATGTGTTATCTTTTGTCATTGATCTACTTGTAGCCATACAATCAATTACATTATCAAGCATTTCTAGTATCGTATCATAAGTTCCACTAAATGCAGTTCCAGTTGTTTTTAATTCACATTTCCATTTATCTTTATCATTTGTACAAATAACTGGAACATCCATATATAAAACTGTTCCTTTTGGTATGGTAACTGGACAATATTTGTATTCATAATCTTCTTTTAAAACTTTTAACCAATTCTGACAATTTTTATTATATGTTTTATATTTCGCTTTACTCCTATACACATAAACAAACTCTTTTGTTTGATCCGAATAATCAATAGAAACAAACTTATTCACAATAAACAAAACTCCATCTGTAATTCTATAGATGTCCTGATAATCTGTTTGTACTACAATCTCCATACTTTCACCTCATTATTTAATTTTATTTGTTTTAGGATATAAACTTGAACAAGTCTAATAGATATTTTATAACTTTCATAGATAAAAAATTTTGATGAATAATTATTATTTCTCTCCAATCAGCTCCTTGTATGCTTTTAATTTCTCAGCTAACTCAGGATTGTCACTTGCATACGTTTCATAACGCTTTATCTGATCCATTTCTGTAATCATTTTATCCATCTGTTTTTTAATCTTATCTGCTTCTTTCTTACGTTCTGCTTTCTCTTTGCGTTCTTCCACACGTTTATCATAAGATGATGTATCAACTTTGCAGATAACTTCTGCGGTAATATTTACATTACATTCATCTGGTGTAAGAATTTTCTCAATTGTAAGAACTCCCTTATTTGCGCCACTTACTACAATTTTGTCACCTGCTTTATATGTTTCTCCATCACTATAAATTGCATAAGAATACTCCTTCCCGTAATATCCTTCTTTTGTTATTACAACCGCCTTATATCCTTCTAATTTTGCCATGTTATTATCCTCACTTTCATTTCTATTTATTTCTTTTTAATTCCTGTGTTCAACAACAACATAACTACTAATAAACACAATAGACCAACAAATAATGTCATTATTTATGCACCTTTCTTTTTAATGAATTTCTCGTTCCACATCATAAACCTTTTTATAATTTCCTCTATTTCTTACAGAAATATCTTTACTTCTTCTAACTGCTTTGTTTGATTGTCTTTTATAGTATTTCTTTTCTGTCCCAGTAACCCAATATCTTTTATAATGAGTAATTTCATTTAAGTCTTTTGTATAATATCCATACTTATCCACAGGAGAAGAAACTAAATGCCCTAATGTATCATACAAATATTTCATTCTCTCTTTATATTTTTTATCTCGTTCTCTTTTCGTACTTCTTCTTTTTTAGGATTTCTATTACATACTCTTCTGATTTTTTCTGATGGGAACTTATCACATGTACCTGTCCAACATAATCTCCCATCTGTTTTTACACAATAACAACATTCTGCTATATCATCTTCTGAATAATAACCAGGAAAATATTTATCACAATATGTCATTCTCTCTTCATATTCGTCTTTAATATATCCACATTCCTTACAATTCATATAAAAATATCTCCTTTATTGTATTATGTGTGAAGTTAGTTATTTTCCTCAGACCTTATTTTGAATTTTCAAGATTTCTAATATCTCTTTTTAATCTTCTAATGACACCACCACATTTAATATTCTTCTCACTTCTTGATAATCTTGCAAATCTGTCCTTCATTAACGCTAATTTACTTTCTCTGTTCATCATAATATTTTCTCCTTTTTATACATTTAATTTGTTATATACAGCCTATAAATCTAAGCCTATAATCTTATATTCTCTCTCTTATTTTTAAGAGGATTCATTCTTCATCTCAAATATTAGAATTTAAATTTGAAGCTACAGAAACGATTTTAATAAGAGTTATCACCCATCTTAAAACGTTTGTTTCATGTGTTTACATATTATTCAAACTATCTAAAAATTGTCTCATCCATAAATTTTTTCCTTCTACTCTCTTTAATTCTGCTTGCCATTTTTCATACGTCCTTTTAACTTGTTTATTTGCATCATCTTTTAAAATATTAATATATTCCCTAATTGCATCATCAGAAGTATCTAGTTCTTTATTTATATCTTTTTCACACCATTTATATAAATACGTATTTAATGACATATCAATTTGTTCTAAACAAAATTTCTTTAGATTTTCATGTTCTGATGTTGGTGGAATCCATTCCTCAACTTCTTTTCGTACTTTTAAGCATTTTTCATCTTCATCTTTATATTTTTTAAGTATATTTTCTACTATACCCTTATTATCATTATACTTAGATATTATATCTTTTTTTACCTCTTCAAGAGTCATATTATATATTTTTTCTCTTGATTTTAAAGATTCTTTATATGCTTCCTCATAATAAGGATGTGGTTCAAAACAATTTGGTGTTGGAACATCCAAAGATTCATCTTTTAAATCAATTGCAACTCCAAACGCTCTAGTACATAATTTGAGAAAATCTTTTCCAGATGTTATTTTCCCATCCTTAATGTAATCTGTATATCCTGTTTGCATACAATCACCTCTATTCAGTTGCATTTTATGGAATTTAAGCAGAAATGCTCTTAGAAAAATCACATATTTAAAGCTTCAACAAATTCGTTACCACAATCACAAAATGTATAAATCATAGATTTCATAAGTCCCCAAGACATTCCTGAGTGACCTTGATTCTTCATTACTTCAATACCTGCGACAATAGAATTATCCTTAACAGTTTTAATAATATCTAAACATTGACCTAACTCCATTCCCTCGTACAGATCACCTAATCTAATAGGTACACATCTATCCCATTCATCCCATTTATCTTGTGATAAAACTTTATGTCCTTCTTTAATCCAATATTTTGTTAGTTCTGGAATTTTCTTTCTATGTTCTTCTTCTCTTCTGATTAAATCTTGTCTCATTTTTTCTTGTTCATCTTTAAATTCTTTAAATGTTTTACCAATACATTTAATATATGCTTCATCTACTGTCATATCGGATGTTAATTTGTGACCATTAAATTCTCCAAAATATTTTTTACCAGTAGCTTCTGCCTTACTGTGCAATAATTTAACTGAATTTTTAATGGATAATCCACAATCAAAATCAATTTTAATATACTCCATATATCTATTCCTCTTTTTCTACAGATGAAAGTTTACTTTCAACTAATAATTCTCTTTTCTTTGACTTGTAATTTCTCTCAAACAAGCGTTCCAACCATCAACATATCCATCTTCCCATTCGTCAGGATAATGATTTTTATGATCTTCCTTCTGGTAACTTTTTAATGGACACCATTCAGGTGTAATATTCCAATCTGTAATATCTCTGAAATTTAGCTCGCAGAACAGGTAAAATGTTCCACGACATGAATAACATGAACGGCAATTCTCTGGTATATCTATTTTCCCCATTTATTTTCATCCTCTTTTAACTGGCAAACCATCGTATTTATGGCATCCATATTGTATATAGCATTAGTTTTAAGGCTTTCTCTAATTTGTTCTGCAAACTTATCAATGATTTCATTTTTGATTTTTTCATCATGATTTTGCATCCATCCGCTACCTTGTAGGAAGGAGATACATATTTCGTTATTTAATCTCATTCAATCCCATCACCTTTCACGATTTCATAAATAATATCATCGTGATAATTTCCATTTTTATCTTTTATTGAATCTTTTAATATATGCTTTTTACCATTATGTAATTTACAAAACTTATCATAATGTTTTTCAACAGGATTTCCACCAACCATTCTCCATTCAATACGATGAAAATGAGAAACAAGTTCTTCTAATTTTTTGTATAAGTCATTACCTATAATTGGATTTCCTCTATCAAAAGAAACTAATCCAAAATTATAGACTTTTGAACAATAATAATCTGCTTTATACGAAAGATAACCAATGAGTTTACCAACATTATTTACAATTGCATAATCAAAATCACCATCTCCAGGAATATCCTTAATATTAGGATACCATTGTGCCAAACAGCCAGTATAATAAAACATATCTTCTGTATAATATAATTTCCAAAATTCCTTTTCAATTTGTTCTTTATATAATATCGCAGGTACTAACATCTAAATTCCACCGCCTTTTATAATTTCAATAACCCTGTCTAATACATTTCCTACATTTTCATAAGCAATATCTAACTTTTTATCTCCTGTGTTTGCAATTGTTAAGAAGTATCTCGTTTTTAATTGTTTCAACTGTTCCACGACTTTGTCCACATCATAGGCGGTGGGTTGTTCATCAAAATCATAAAGACTAACTATCTCTCCAATATTTTCTTCTCTTTCATATTCTGTATTATCAAATCCCAAATAATCAATTAATTTATCAACATCTATCAGTCTACCCATTTTTATTCTCCATGTCGTTAAGCAAGCTTTCACATCGTTTAATATGATATCTTAGCTTTCTATTTGTCCTTTTACTCATATTCCCATAATGAAAACATCTATTATATCCAAGAATATCTTCTGCTAATTCCTTTGAATATTCTACAAATTGCTTCGTAACTTTAACATTATTCATTCATTTACATCCTTATATGTGCCTTTTAAGGCATATTTCAGTTAAAAATACACCTTAAAAGACCTATTTTTTACGATGAAAGGGAACTTTCATCTGTTCTAAATTTCTCCCTTTGCACCACAATTATCAGCAATAGTCCAATCATCACATGCCATATTTTCGATAGTATATGTAATATCTTCTGAATCCCTGATATTAATAACTCTCCCGTCATAACAGTGCATCATAACCTCATTACCGTCCAGCTCCCACCAACCTGTCCAATGTTTTCTCTTAATCTTGTGTCCTCTTTTAAGTGAAAATAATGCGCTTGCAAAATTCATAATTTACCTCCCGATTTTTGCTAAAAATTTTAACCATAATTTCTGATACCAGTATAAATGCAAATCATGTCCCATCAGTTCAAGAAATTCTTCTGAATGTTTTTGATAATATAAAATTCGGTTTCTATCTATTTCTTTACTGCTAGATGGCGTTGTAGTTTCCCATTCTCCAAATTTAATTCTCATAGAATTACTACGTTTACTATCTTCTGATTCTATATTCTCTAATTTACTTCCATTTTTGAATTTAATTTCTATCGTGGATCACCTCTAAATCTTTTCTAAACATACGGTATAATCAACTTTTCGTACAATTCCATTGAACACTAATTTGTTATTCACTTTATTAACATACCAAGCATAAGGACTAATACCTTCGTTCATTTTTTCTGCTAATTTATCTGCTTTTTCCTGGTGTTCATATGCTATATTTCCATATTTAAGTTTCTCTGAATCCCATCTAGCATTTCCTATCATATTTTTAAACATTAAATATGATTCACACTCTTTAATATATTCTCTAATTACCGAAAGCATTTTAGGAATATTTTCTTCTAATACTAGATCACCATAAAATTCTTTAGGATATATAATTGCGATTCTATTATCAAATGGATCAACATTGAACATTTCTTGTATGCAATAAGCTTTATCATCTAAAATTTGCAACCTATCACCTTCTTTCCTATTACGTACAAGCTAATTCAATTTCATTATTCTCATACCTAAAATATGAGTGTTTCCATCTACACTACATTCATCTTCGCCAAAACGATTTTTATAAAATTTTGTGATTTTTCCTGTCTCTAATCCAGCGTATGAATTTTTACCATAAATATAAACAACTTCATCACCGACATTTAATTCATTTCCTTTACAATCTGTCATTTTTGTTCATCCTTTCTTTCTCTTTCATCTGTTTACAAAATTCTCTATATCTTCTTGTATACTCATAAGATTCTCCAAATATATTATTCACACCTTGAAAAAATAATTTCATTTAAACTACCTACGTATTGGGTTGTCATACAATTCAGATAAATATTCTTCTGAATATAAAAAATTAATCTCATTTAGCCATTTTTTAAAATCTTCGCTATTTTTAAAACAATGACAGCATCCTATTTCAGAAGCTTCCTCACGAAAGAACGTATCTTCTTTAATTCCCTTATACATTAATTCTCTTCTATATTCCATTCCGCATTTACCGCATCTGTACCAGAAAACTCTAGGAATAAATGTTTTGATTTTAATAGAGTTCATGAAGTGCTTGATATATTTTTCTTTTGGGTTTCTTTTCATTTATTTATTTTCTTCTTTCTTTAATAAATCTGTATAATTTTCCCACTTCATATCAAAATATTTGTCTGCTATGTCTGGATATTTCTCTTCAAATTCTGTTATGTACCTTCTTGTTGCATCATTATTAGATTCCATATTTGCATATTCTCTCAATGATTTTTTCTTAAAATAACTTGGTTGATTACACCATCTAGCAAGTGTAATATACATTCCTCTCATATCAGAATCTTTCCAAGGTGAATTATTCTTGTTTTGAAATCTCATAATATATGGCAAACAATGATACCTTATCAGTAATTCAATTCTCTTAAAAGCATTTTCAATATCTATCACATCCGTACTTTCATATCCAACAAGAACATAAAACTTAATATTCGTTTTATCTGTATGATTACGGATCATCTGCAATTTTTTATGGATTAAGTCATAATCAGAAATATTATCAAATGCAAATGTATAATCTCCATCGTATTTTACATTAAATAATATTTCACACTTTTCATCCGTAAGTAATCTTTCATCCATACCTTGCTTAAATTTAAACGATTTACCTGTATTGATTAGTTGATATAATATATTTCTCCACTCAGGAGAACCAAGTATATTATCATCCAATATACAAATTTTCTTACGAGAATCATCTTTAAATTCTTCTAATGGACTATGTAGAAATACACGATCGTATTTTTGATTTACACAAAATCCACATTTTCTAAAACAACCTCTTGTTAAAAATCCAATCGAATAATCTCTGTATTCTTTAAATTGATTTTTAGGAATCCCATTAGAAAGTTGTTCCTCAATCCAATCATCATACAGGTGATAATCAGGCATGTGATGTTCAATTTCATATGGTAAATCTGGTGCTTTGTCAAAATAGAATCCAGTACCGCCATATTCTACATTGGAAAGTTTTAAGATATTTTCATCAATAGGAGTGTCTGTAAACACTTTAGATATATAGACCTTATCAAATTCATTAAGATTATCATAATCTGTTTTCAATTGTACACAATCTCCACAATCTTTATGATATCCAGATATTTTCATAGAAGCCAAATTAGGAAATCTATGTTTCTTCCTGCCGATTAAATCAGCATCTATAACTGCAATTTTCAATATTCGTCACCAAAGTGCTGCGCAGCGACTATATATTCCTTTCTTCTATCAATTATTTCTTTCATGTGATATATTAAATCACTAATATTTATGCGTTTTCAGCGTCCCAAAACCACATAATGCTATGTATTCTAGTTATGTTATAAGACTACGATGAAAGAAATATTTTATGTTATTTTTTCATATTCTTTAATCATATAACATAAGACTTCATCCAACACGTTTAAATTTACATATTGACCAATTATATATCCATATTCCTTTATATTTTCTAAAGCAATCTGATATTTATTTCTTTTCTCTTCGTAATTAACACAAACACCATATTTATCACATGATGATTCTTTTGGAATTTCATAATCAATATGACCATCAGAATCTATAAAATGATATCCACAATCATCTTTATAACTTTTACAATTTTTACATTTCATTTTTATTCCTCAGTAATACAAGTATTTGTAAGTTTCTTATATACATCCTCATATAACTCTTGCTTATCGCCATTATATGTATATTCTGCATAGATACCATCACCAGAAATTGTAGTAGATGCAAGTAGCTTATAATTCTGCAAAGTTTTACAACTC